GTCAGTATGTGAATCACGCAGCCGTCGCCGTCGGTTGATGTGAGCGCGGTGCCGTAGCCGTAGCCGGTGCCGTAGCCGTTGCCTTTGCCGTCGCCGTAGCCGGAGCCGGAGCCGTAGCCGGAGCCGGAGCCGTGGCCGTCGCCGGAGCCGTCGCCGTGGCCGTGGCCGTCGCCGGAGCCGTCGCCGGAGCCGTAGCCGTAGCCGTAGCCGTAGCCGTTGCCGTTGCCGTTGCCGTAGCCGTAGCCGTAGCCGTTGCCGTTGAACTTCATGGGAACACCTTACTAAGATTTAAGTAAATTATACTTAATTTAACTTGTATTTACAAGTTACGCGGCGTCTCTGGCAATGCTCACCATCCGCGTCAGCTCGTTGGCAGGCAGTGAGGCGAGGTTCTTCCCGTGGGGCCGGCACTGCCCCTGTTGTTTTGTCGTGGTGCGGCTGTACTTGTCGGCGTTGACGAACCACGTATCGGTGCGGGTATCGCACACGAACATCGGCCAGTGGCCGTAGCTCCAGACTACGTATAGGTGACCTATTCGCACGCCGCTGATGCTGTGGCCGTTGACTGAATTGGAGTTCTTCGCGCCGTTGAACGGCTGGCAGCTGAGCACGTACTCTCGAGCGTTGCTGTTTGCTGTCGTTGGTATCTTCATGGTGTCGCTCCTTTACTAAGATTTGAGTATTTGTCGCAGCTTGCGGCCGTGTTGTTGTAGTCGGGCCAGCCGAACTCGCCGTTTGTCTCGGTGTACAGCTGCACCATCTCGCAGTGCAGCTCTTGCTCGGATGTTGTGGGCGCGTCGTCGCCGACGACCAGTGCCAAGCCCAGCGTGAGCAGGGCGGCAGATAACAGTAGTGCGTTGGTCTTCATCACCATTCTCCCATTTCTTTGTTAAGGGTTTCTTCGATGTAATGCGCTGTCATCCACTCCAGCACGGGGCGGGAGGTCAGGGTCAGGTCGGTGTTGATCATTTGGCTTCCTCCGGGTCGAGCACCGGGCAGATGGCCTTGAGTGCGGTGCCTATGTGTTTGTCGTTGAGGTACGGGTACAGGTTGTCGCACACCCAGCTGGACGGCACAGCCGCTCGCAGGAGGTCGTTGTTGAACCTGCCTTGCACGTTCTTGCAGGCGCCAGAGCGCGGGAAGATTCCCTTGCGGTACTGTTCTTGCACGTGGGGGTATTTCTCCAGCACCGCTGCAATACGGGACTTAAGGTAGTCGAAGTGTTCGGGCTTCATTTTCATAGTCGTGCTCCTTTACTAAGATTTGAGTATTTGCTGGTCAGGTTTGGTCGCGCAGTACAAAGTAGGCGTACACGCTGTAATCGTGGTCGGTGTCCTCGTCCCACGGCTCCAAGTCCATGAAGAACTTGCGCTGGCCCTTGCGTGCTGGCTTCAGCTTGTTCACCGCAGCGTATGCGGCACGGGTCAGGGCGTCGGCCATGGCTTCCTCCTCTTGCTTTACAAAGTCCGCTGACAGCATGCGGGCAGCGTCGCAGGTACCTGAGACATAGCCTTGCTGTATCTCATAACGCAGCGCGTCCTTGATCTGAGACATCGTCATGCCGCGCCAAGCAAGTATCTGCGCATGGGGCAGGTGGTGGCCGCCCCAGTAGTCTGGGAGGCAAGTGTCTGCGTGTACCCACTCCAGCACGGGGCGGGAGGTCAGGGTCAGGTCGGTGTCGATCATGTCGTGCTCCTTGGTGTCATAGGCACGGGAGTGTGCGCTATGTTTTCTGGGTACTAAGATGTTAGTAAATCGGCGAGAGGGTCGAAACCTTCTCTCATTTGTACGTGTACAGTATAACAGGTTTTAGGATGTTTGTCAAGTTGTGAGGCACGCAGCCCAATAAAATCAAGGGGGGTAGGGAAGTATGGAAGTATGGAAGCGCGTTTTCTGAAATAACTTTGTAAAGACGTTTTGGTGTGTTTGGGGGCTGATTTTTGGCTCTCCGTCGAATTCGTGGGAAAAGTAGGCAGAGTATTTTTGAGGTATTTCCTGAAACCCAGCAACGGCGCGGGAAGTAGGTAGAGTATGGAAGTATGAAAAAAAAACTTATTAGGGTCTAAAAATTGTTTTTTTAGTGCTTTTCGCATTTTTTGCGTCGCTCGACTGCAATTTGCCAGAAAATCGAAAGCTCGTTGGCCGAAAGTAAGTTTTTTTCACATACTTCCCTACTTCCATACCTCCCTTGATTTTAAAGGGCTCCAGCGAAGTGCCAAAAATACCTCGACCTACTTTGCCTACCTTTTGACTTTTTCACTCATTGTAACAAGTTTAGGAAGTTTTTTGAAAAAACGCACTCGCATACCTCCTACTTTACCTACTTCTCATTTTACACAGTCAAACAAGTTTGGGAAGCTGAATTGAAAAAACGCGCTCACATACTTCCTACATTACCTACTTTACTTAAATCTTAGTAAATTTATGTAAGCGCCGACCGCTTCATGGTCGCAATGTTTTCGCTATGTTTTTGCAATGCCGACATGACGCAGCAGCCCGCTGCTGGCTGCCCACTACTGGTGTCAACTACTAACTTCAACTACTGGTGTCAAATTCAAGACACAAAAAAGCCGCCCGAAGGCGGCTTGGTTTTGTCGCGCCGTCCGTGGCGCTGGCTGGCGTGCATCGCTTACCAAGTCATCAGGCTTTCCGCGTGGTTCAGGTCGGCCAGAATTGCATCCCGGTTTTCCATATCGCTTCCGGCTACTTCGAGAATCAAGGCCTTCAGCGCGGCGCGAACATCGCCGCCCATTTTCATCGGCGCTTCCTTCTCTTGCTTCTCGCCGGCCGACGCGGCCGCGTCGGATTCCATTGCCGCTTCCGGGTGGAGTTTCATCCATGCCGTGTCGATCATCTTGCGGAAGGACGCAAGGTAGGAATTCACGTCGCTTGTCAGGCGATTGCGCTCAGTCTGCAATCCTGCTTTGTTCGCCGTCTTCGAGTCCATTGACCACAATGCGAAACCTTCCTTGTCCAGCAAACCGGAAGCGATTGTTGTCTGCACGGCGCGTAGCGTTTCCTTTGTGATTGTCCCACAATCCACGCCGTCTTTGCTGAAGTCTTGCCCGGTGAATCCTTGTGCTGCTATCACTTCTGCTGCCTTTTGCTTCGCTGCCGTGGCCCCGCGTGTCTTCGCTGCACCTTCGCGGATGATCGTGGCCAGTTCTTTGGACATTGTGAATACTGTTGCGTTTGTCATTTGTCATTGCTCCTTGGTTGCGCCGGGCGGTATTGCTCCGACTTGTGTATATAGTACCACGAGTTCATGTGGTGTCAAGTTTAGACGTTATTTACTAAGATTCTTAGTAAACCTGCCCCGCCCGTTCCGCTGGAAAAGCGAGCAACGCCGACCCCACCCACCGGGTACACCCCGCTTTTGGGGAGTGAAGTACCGGCCGCGCTATCAAACTAAACCTCACGAACGATCGCCGCTTTACAAGAATCGGCGCGACGTTACCCACTACAATGACGGGAACCGGCGCGACGTTACCCACTACAATGACGAGAAGCGCTGGTACCCCCACCCCCTTCTGAAAAAAATCGTTCGGCGCAGACCCCACCCCCCCTGTATAGAGAAGGCCCCCGTCAAGGGGACCCAAATAATTGACAGGGCGGGTATATTCAGCGCAGACTAGGCGAATCGGCCATTTTAGGCTTGCAACCATGACGGTGATGATTTTGAACGCAGATCGTGCGGTCCCCATGACTGACGAAGCGCAGAACCTAGACCTGCGCGAAAGAATCGGCGCAGCAGCAGCTACGCTGGACCTTCTTGCCGAAGTTGGTTACGAGTTTGATGTCAGCGATGATGACATCGCGCAGGCCAACGATTTAGCCAAGTCCTTTGCCAAGGACCCCGCCGGCACTTCCAAAGCAACCACCCACAGACGTGCCTCGAGTCTGGCCCCTGCTACTGTGGCGTTGGTAAAAACGATCCTCGACGAGTTTGGTCAGGAGATCGTCGAAAGCTCCAAAGCGCTGCGAAACCTCGTGGTGAACAAGCTGATCATCGAGTCAGAGAACCCTGATGCAAAGATACGCATACGGGCGATCGAGATGCTGGGCAAGATGTCAGACGTTGCGCTGTTCACAGAACGCAGTGAGGTGCTCATTACCCACCAGAGTACCGATGATCTTAAGAGCAAGTTGAAAGACAAGCTGCAGAAGCTGCGGGAGAACACGTTGACGATGACGCCCAACAGCAGCGGAATCTACGAAGCCGTAGAATTCAATGACGTGCCTAAAGTGGAGGCCGAGCAGTTCCACCTTGACGAAGCGATGCAGGAGCTGGGGATTGAAGACGTTATCCGATAAGGTTCGAAGCCTCGACGGTCTGATTGTTGCCAAGCAGCCACCGCAGTTCAGCCGAGAAGAGTTGGACTTCCTGCTTGAGAATATTGACGAGCTTAGCGCCGCAGAAGCCGCGGAGTTGCTGGAAATTGCGCAGGCCCTCGAAGAGCGGGAGTTTGCCCGTCGGTGCCGAGAAGACTTGATTGAGTTTTGCCGGGCGATGAAAGAGGGCTATCTGGTCGGTGCGCACCACCGCCACTTGGCAAATCTGCTGATGGACTGCGAGAACGGAAGCAAAGACCGCGTAACGGTGTCGATCGCTCCGCGCCACGGCAAGTCGCAGCTCACCTCTATATTCTTCGCGGCGTGGTTTTTGGGCAGGAACCCCAACAAACAGGTGATGCTCGTGTCGCACACCGCCGATCTGGCGGTGGACTTTGGTCGAACCGTGCGTAACTTGTTTGATACCCCGCAGTACCAGAAAATCTTCCCCGGGGTGCAGCTCGCTGCAGACTCTAAAAGCGCGGGCAGATGGAATACTAATAAAGGAGGCGTGTTTTACGCCACGGGCGTGGGGTCCAGCTTGGCCGGGCGAGGCGCAGACCTGCTTATCATCGACGACCCTCACTCCGAACAAGACATGTTGGCGGGCAACTTCGACGCGCTGCAGACTGCCTACGAGTGGTTCCTGATCGGTGCGAGAACTCGTCTAATGCCGGGTGGGCGCGTAGCGGTGGTCGCCACTCGCTGGCATAAGAGTGATCTAATTGGTAAGTTAATCAATGACATGGCGAAGGACCCAGACGTCGACCAGTACCACGTCGTGGAGTTCCCAGCGATCCTGAACGAGAACACCCCGGAAGAGAAAGCGCTGTGGCCTGAGTTTTTTGACTTGGACGCGCTGCGCCGCACGCGCTCAACAATGCCGGCGTACCAGTGGAACGCCCAGTACCAGCAGAACCCCACGGGCGACACAAGCTCAATCTGTAAGCGGGAGTGGTGGAGACTCTGGGAGAGCGACGAGCCGCCGGATTGCGAGTACATAATCCAAGCGATCGACGCCGCGGCGGAGCTGAACAACCGCTCAGACTTCACCTCTATAACGACGTGGGGAGTGTTCTTCAAAGAGGACAAGCAGCTGTACAATATCATCCTGCTCAACTCGGTGCGTGAGCGCATGGAGTTCCCGGAGTTGAAACAGAAAGCGCTCGAGGAGTACACCTATTGGCAGCCGGATAGTTGCCTCGTGGAGAAGAAGTCCAGTGGCGCGGCGCTGTACCAAGAGATGCGACGGATGGGTATGGCGGTGATGGAGTACAGCCCGCACCGGGGCACTATAAACAACCCCAACAACAAGTATGCGCGCCTGAACGCCGTGATCGACCTGATCCGAGAAGGACTCGTCTGGGTGCCGCAGACCCGCTGGGCGGAGCAGCTGGTTGAAGAACTAGCGGAGTTCCCGTATGGTGACCACGACGACACCGTGGATACCACGATAATGGCGCTGACGCGGTTCCGCCAAGGCGGGTTTGCACAACTGCAGACCGACTATAAAGACGAGCCGAGAATGTTCCGGCGCAGAAACGGATATTATTGATGAAACTTACAAAACGAGTTGCGTTTGTCATACGTCAGTACCGGTCGTTGATCCCCGAGATATGGCGCAGTTGGAGAGCCGGACCTTACGCCGCCCCTACACAGCAGCAGGTTAAAGCATTTATGGAAGAAGGGGACGTTGATTTTGGGGTTAAGATTGGGCCGGTAAGCACTCCGCAAACCTGTTGCAAAGGGCCGAAAGAACCGCCCATACACATTACTGAGGTGTTAATAAATGGCGATTGAACGCAGCTTGTATGAAATGCCGCAGGGCTTGCCGGAGCAAGAGCTTGAGATTGAACTTGAGCTTGATTCGCCAGCGGTGGGCCTCGTTGAGCTGGACGACGGTGGAGTCGAGATTACGTTTGGCGAAGTTGAAGAAGACGTTGAGATGGCTCCGTTTGACGCAAACCTCGCCGAATACCTCGACGACAGCACACTGCTGACCCTCGCCAACGACTTGGTGGGGTATGTGCAGGCAGACATCAACAGCCGAAAGGACTGGGCGGATACATTCGTCAAGGGTCTTGAGGTGCTGGGCTTCAAGTACGACGAGCGCACTGATCCGTGGGAAGGCGCGTGTGGTGTGTACTCAACCGTGCTGGCAGAAGCGGCGATACGATTCCAAGCCGAAGCCATGAGTGAGAC